GAAATCGAAGAAGGTTGTGAGCGTATTCGTCTTTACAAGGAGGTAACGAAATGAGAATCGTATTCAATGGCAGCAATTGCGTATTCATGATCGACGACCAGCAGAATTGCCACTGCTTCAGCTACACCAGTGAAGTAGCTGCGATCATTGATGGGAAGTATGTGGAATATGATGGGCCTCAGTTCTATAGCCGCACATCGAATAAGCACAAGGCTATGTTCAGAGCGCACTTCGGTCTGTGAAAGGAGAACGTTATGACCCTTATTGAAAAATTCAAATTGGATCATCCACTCGGCAACGGATACAGCGCTGCTGAGGTTGAAGAATGTATGATCGGATGTCCGCGAAGCTATGGATATACCCTCGGAGACTCTGATCGTAACTTCTGCGACGCGCTAAACTATGACCGCAGCAAATACTCTTCCATCTGTATTGCCTGCTGGAATCGCGAAATCCCTGAGACCCCAAAAGCCGAACCTGAACTGAAATATGAAATCAATCTTAAGGAGGAAAAGAAAATGAAGAATCTGCGCAGCCTGATCGAATCCAAGGTAGAAGACGCTATTGCGTCCGGTAAGATCGACGAGTATGTCGAGAACATTGTTGAGGATATGGACCTTGACGGCGATATCGATGACCTGATCGAAACTGAGATCAGGGAGAATATCGACGATTATGTCGGCCCGATCCTGAGCGAAGCCGTCCGTGATGCAGTGCGCGAAGCACTGGACAACCTGTTCAACTGAGAAAAGGAGGTATTGAATTATGGCAGCTCTGGTAGAAAACATGTTCTATGTTCGTGAGAAGCCCTGGCACGGTCTGGGAACGAGGGTCGAAGAGGCCCTCACCTCTCAGGAGGCTATCGAAAAAGCTGGCCTGGATTGGACGGTTGACCCTTGCCCCGTATTCGACCAGCGTGGGATTCAGATTCAGGGTTATGTTGCGAACACTCGCAGCTCCGATGATTCCGTATTGGGAATTGTCGGGCAGAGGTACAGCATCGTACAAAACAAAGAAGCCTTTGACTTCACGGATTCCCTGATTGGTCAGGGGCTGAAGTACGAGACTGCTGGCAGCCTCAGAGGCGGCAGGCAGATTTGGCTGCTTGGCAAACTGCCGGACACGGATATTGTCGGTGACAAATTCGAGCCGTATATCTGCTTCACCAACACGCACGATGGAACCGGCGCTGTGAGATGCTGCATGACGCCGATTCGTGTGGTCTGCAATAACACGCTGAACCTGGCTCTGAGTCAGGCGAAGCGCAGCTGGTCTACTCGCCACGTCGGCAATATTCAGGCAAAACTGGCTGAGGCACGGCAGACCCTGGAACTGGCTGACCTGTATCTGAAGCACTTTGCTGAAGAAGCGGACCGGCTGGCGAATAGCAAGATGAACTCCGGCATGGTGATCACCGTACTGGATCAGATGTTCAAACTGAAGGATGACGCAAGCGAGCGTCAGAAAGAGACTGCGAAGGCAGCGAAGTACGAAATCGTAAACTGCATGATGGCTCCCGACCTGGCTCAGTTCGTCGGCACAAAATGGGGCTTCCTGAATGCTGTTGCCGACTATGTGGATCACAGCAATCCTGTCCGCAGAACGAAGAACTGGGAAGAGAATCGGTTTGCGAATGTGGTTGCAGGTCACCAGCTGCTTGACCGCGCATACGAATTGGTCGGTGTCGGCGCATGACAAACGTTTGTGCGACGTGCAAGTATGCGGAGTGGGATTACGACGATGCATACGGCTCCACTATTTGGTGGGTTGAAGGTTGCAGCCGGGGCGAACTCGGCTGCATTTACAATAACGATGATGGGAGGAATGAAGAATGAGCCTGCTCTGGGCCTATAACGAAGAAATCTGCGACGGTGACTATTGCCCCTGCAACTGCGACATCTGCAAGAAAGCGTATGACCGGGAGGTTGTGACCGACGATGAAGACGGAACAGATTCTGATTGACGAATTGGAGTTGTATTGCCACGAGATGGAAATGGCTGGTTACACAGACTGGCCTGAGTACGAAACCGCATGTGAGTTGTTGGATCAGCTGTTTATGAAAAACGAGAAAGGAGCGTAATCATGTTTGACGGCTGCCCTGCATCCGAATATTGGGAATTGCACGAATCGCTGTTCTGGGAAACTCTTGACCCGGAATTGCAAAAAGAAATCTGTAGGTGGTAAAGAAAGGGGAACTATATGAGTTATTTCAAGCCTGTTAATCCTCGCGAAATCCCGCCACGCAGCAATTACGGGCGTCTAACGGATATGCTGGTTGAGATCATGCACACGAACTGCGAAGCAGTTGAAATCGATTGGCATACCCTGGGTTACTCAACTGTCTCCACTGCATCGTGTGTACTTACGAATCTTATCAGAAGAAATGGATTTCCGCTTAAATCCATGTATAGGAAAAACAAGCTGTTTATTGTGAAGAAAGGGGATGATGCCGAAAATGGTTGATTTCAGCGACATTGCGTATGAGGGCCATAATGGCCCCGTAGACGACGAGGAATTCTGGGAGACCGTTTACCCGGTTGCAGATACGCCGGAAAGTTTAACCGACGATTCCGTCCACGAGAAAGAAAATGACATCGATGTGTCTGCTGTTGTTGCGGATATGGAGCCGTGGACGTGGGTGCCGGAGGTCCTGAATGATGGACGTCTGAATGGCGAAGGGACCGGAACGGAAATTGCTGGCGTGGTCGCAGCAGTGCTGGATGTGAAGCAGCGGTACGGATTCGAGTTCAGCTTTTACAAGGTGGATGAGCCGACGCCCTGGGATGGAGAAAAGACCGCAGAAAGCGCAATATGACCTATAGAGTTATATATAAATAAATTTATATATAACTCGTATAGGTCATATTAAACACGGCTTAGTTTGCACGGTCGTTTGCACGGCCTGAAATAAGCCCATATATGTGGTGGAGATGAGGGGAGTTGAACCCCTACAGTGTGTTCTTCCCTCACCTTCGCGAACCACTTGCTGCTTCTGGCAAAATCCCAACTGCCCCAGCAACTATTGACATTTGACAATAGACAGATCTGTCTGGAATCGGACAAATCTGTCCGGTTTCTGCCAATTATGTCTGGTCGTTATTTTGCACGAAATATGCACGCATGGTTTCCAGGTCCTTATCCAAGTCTGCATTGTGCGTGTATATCTCGTCTATGATTTTGCTGTTCTTCCAGCCACCGACTTGTTGCGTACTCAGCTTCTTCCAGCCAAGGTGATAGGCAAGGCTCGCAAAGCTGTGACGCAATCCGTGAATCCCAGGTTGTGGTAATCCGGCTTTCCTGCAAATCGAATTGATCTGACGGTACAGATTCTTCTGGGAATCGCCAATGATAAATTCAGACTTCTTATCCACCTTGCTGAGTAATTCAGCAAGACGCGGGATAACAACCGGCACATCTCTTCGGGATGTGTCGTTTTTATTCAGCTCTGAATAAACCCAACCAGACTGAATAGTAGACAACATCGCTCCCCTGACGAGGATCAGTTGTTTTTTCGCATCGTAGTTCTTCGTCTTGAGCCCGAATAGCTCAGACCGGCGAAGGGAATGCAAAGCAAGGAGCGCACCAAGTTCGCACGGTTTGCCTTCAATGAGCTTGAGGAAAACCTGAATTTGTTTGTAATCCAGCCAATCGCGTTCATGCTTGACAACTCTCGGCATGCGTGGCCGTTCAAATTGAACCTTGGCTTTCTTCAACGCGCTGGAACAGAGATGCCAGGCGTTGGAAATCGTCTTCGCTGCAAGACCGGCTTCGATCTCATCATTGACGATCTGTTGTGGATTGAGCGTAGAAACGTCATCATCCATGTGGTCCTTGAATCGGTTGTCCCTGATGCTTTGATACCCGGAGATGGTAGACGGCGACAGCGCAGCAGACCTGGCTTTGATGTAATCATCCAAGACTTCACCAAGCGTAACGATTTTTGGCGGCGGTTCGTGTTTACCCTCTGCCTCGTCTTTCAGCCATTGCTTACGAAATGTAAGTGCAGCTTCCGTACAGGCATTGGGAGTTGAACGAACAATGCTTTCTTTTTCTTTCGCAAGCCAAATACGCCAGCTGCCGGATGGAAGCTGAACAGGCTTCGGAACTGTTATCTGCTTCCGCTTTTGTTTCAGCTGATATTGTCCGCACCAGTTGCAGTAAAGCGAGTTGTCTTCAATAACTCGTCCGCAGTTTTTGCATTTCATCAGGCAAGTCCTCACGGTAGGTAAACAGAACGTAGGAAAGAAGGTGTTCACGATCTTTTTTAGGCAAAGCCAGGATGCACTGATTGAGCAGCGTGTACGTATCGGTCTTATCAGTGACCACTGCCGAACTGTCAAGCGCATCATAGGAGCAGCCAAAATAATCGCAAAGCTTCTTGACCGTATCACCGTATGGCATCCGCTCAGGTTTCACTCTCCACTTCTGGTAAAGGGACTTGCTCAGCCCGGCGTCCTCAAGCGCCCGGCTTGGCTTAACGCCCTTCAAATCGCACTGATGACAGAAGTTCTCGAAGAAGTTCATAACGGCCTTTCTGTTGTCAAATGTCAACTGTAAAAATGTAAACAGCTGTGAGATAATAGGCTTAGTTCACCGGTGACATTATCGCACAACCTGTTGTCAAATGTCAATAGCAATGTGATTTACCGGTTGAAAGTCATGAACTTGAAAGGAGTACGAACTTGGGTAACAGTGAAGTGTTATCAGAATGGTCAGGCAACGTAGTCGCGATTATGCACCGCTGCTGGATCAACTACAGCGAACTTGCAAACGAAGCAAAGATCAGTCGGCAAAGGTTATACAGCATCCTAAAAACCGAACCGATTCGAGAGCCTACGAAGCAGCGAATTGATACGGCGCTTCGATCATGCATTGAAAAGAAGGGGTTGAATCCAGATGACTTCTACCCCGCCAAAACGTGATCCGATTAAGGCTCTGATCCTTGAGCGCCAAGTTCAAGAGAATAAACCAGACTATGAACTTGCACGAGTGATTGGAGTCAGCACAAGAACATTTTACCGCCTGATGAATGAACGTCATACGGAAGAATGGCCCCTGAAATACATTCGCAAGTTGTGTTGGGCGCTTAACGTCACGCCTGAACAATTTGCTTCGAGTTTAACCGGTGGAAGGAGGTAAAGAGATGAATTTATACCCCTGCAATGACAAATCGCTGGAAGACCCATTTCTGGCCTCGTACGCGGATATCACGTATCGTGACCGTTATGCCCCCGAAGAGGACGAGGGAACGTTTGAGGGCGTCTGGGAAAGGCGGGATGACTGATGTCTACTCTGCTGTTCTACGATGACAGTCACAAATACACCGTAGACGGTGAAGAGGTTCCGTCGGTATCGGAACTGACTCGATTCCTGACGCGAGAGCTGTACAACGATGCACCGCAGTATTTCCTGGATCAGGCAGCCAAGAGAGGGACGAGCGTTCACAAGGCTACTGAGGCCATTGACAAATTCGGTACTGTCGAGATTGAAGACGAATTCGCCGGATTCGTAAAAGCTTACGTCTCATTCCTGAAAGAACATGAAGTGAGTTGGGGCAACATCGAATGGCCCGTTTGCCGCAAAGATGATGAAATGCCATACGCAGGCACAATTGACCGCATAGGCGCTTTGGATGGTAAGCCGGTGATCCTGGATATCAAAACCACCGCAAACATCTCAGGTCTTCACAAGCTCTGTTATACCGCTCAGCTCAATCTGTACAAACTGGCTGTTGAAAAGGAGAAGCCAGTTGAGGAGCTGTGGGTGTTACAACTGAAGAAAGACGGTACGTACAAGCTAATTCAGCTTGAGGAAAACAAAGAGCTGGCAAATGCCTGTCTCACAATGCATTACGCAATCAAAAATTGTAAACGGAGGAGAAAGAAGAATGCTGAAAGTTGATCGAAACGGCGCAATTATTGAATTTGCAGGAGATTCCGAAACCCTGAAGAAAGAGATCGGGACCCTAATGCTTGCCCTGTGTGGTGAGGCGGCGAAGCAGTCGAAAGACGCTGCGCTGGATATTTACATGTCCTATCTGAAAACCCTCGCAGGCATCGCAAGATATCTGAGGTTCAAGCATCATATTAACGTGGAAAAGTTCCTTGAGGAGCACCTGGAAGAGGATAAAAAGGAACCGGAGATCCCACCCTCGGTTTCCAAGGAACTGGATGAAGCAATCGAGACGTTCTTCACGTCTTTGGATGAACTCATCGAGAAGAAGAAGAAAGGAGACAAGTGATGGACGAACAGAAAACCGTGCAGGAGCAGGAAACCCAGCTTGAACCAAAGAAAGAGGAATCCCTTGCTCCGGCTGACAGATTTAACTGGATGGATAAAAAACAGCTGGCGGCTGTGTTCTCGGCAGCAAGCGGATTATCCAAGTCCGCGCTCGTTCCCAACAGCTACAAAAACGATCCGTGGTCGGTCATGATCGCTATGGATATGGCGAACAGAACGAACTTCGGTTTGCTCCACGTTATGCAGAACCTCTACGTGATTCAGGGCAAGCCAAGCTGGTCCGGTCAGTTCTGCGCAGCGGCAGTAAATGCTTCCGGCAAGTTCTCCCCTCTTGAGTATGTCCGGCTGGTGGATGACAAGGGCGAAACCAGAGGCTACTACTGCAAAGCTACCAGGCTGGCAGATAACGTTGTTTGTGAAGGAACTGCGGTTACGTGGGATATGGTCAAAGGCGAAGGCTGGGATAACAAGTCCGGCTCCAAGTGGAAGACGATGCCTGACCTGATGTTCCACTACAGGGCGGCTGCGTTCTTCTGCCGTGAGTATTGTCCTGAAGTTCTCTGCGGTCTTCAGACAGCAGAGGAAGTTCAGGATGTGAAGGGCTGGGATCAGCCAAAGGAAAAGACGGTGATCTCCCTTGACTGAGGTGAGAGTTGGTCAGGCTTATGTAGCCAAAGCAGTAAAGACGGGCCGTAGCAAAAACGGCCCGTATGAGATTGTGATTGTCCAGTCTCCCGGTAAAGCCCAGCCGAAGATTGGAATATCAGTTACGAACGTACCAAGCGGAATCGGGCCAAACGGTGTGTTCCAGCTGAGAAGCATCCGCTCCGTCATGCACCGCAAGTACAAGAAAAACGGGAAATGGGTCGAAGGCAGCGTTACCGTCAAAGGCAAGATCAAGCCGCTCGTCCAGCTTACGCCAAGAGAGCTGGACAAACTGCAAAAGGTAAACTACGAGGGAGTGGAAACTACGTTCCCGTCATTGGAGGATTATTTCTCATGAGTGTTGATTCTGCACCTGTATTTGAAAAAGCACCAACCTTCGATGAGGTTGTCAAATACGCTTTGGAAAATGACATATTCGGAAGGATCAGCCTTGTGAAGTTCTATGACTACTACGGCGACTTCAAAAACAAAGGCGGTTACATCATCGACTGGAAGGCGAAACTCCACCAGTGGGTAAGCAGGCAGAACAGCAAGCCTGTAATTTCTGCCAAGGAATACGAGGCCCAGGCCAGAGTCCAGAAACAGACTGCAAAAAAAGCTGCCCCCGGCAGAGATGTAATCGCTGAGCTTCAGGCAAAGGTGGCTATGATATGAGCAAGGTAATTCAAACTCTCCGGCTGTGTGTGAAGTGCGCCGAGTCTCTGCTTGGCTTTGTTGTGGTTAAGGAACCTTACAGCTCAGACATAGCCAAGTGTGAGCTGTGTAAGAAAAAGAAAGATACCAACCTGTATCGGATAATGTCTGAAAGGAGCAAGTGAATGATTGATTATCTCCGGTATGCTGACATCGCAGGTATCCAGCAGAAAGACATGGTGGAAGCTGTCGCAACAGAATATCCCGGATTCACAAAAGCGCAGATGAGCTTCGCTTGCAATCCAGCTCAGTATGCGCTCTGCCTGATTCCAGAGGCTGAAAAGCTTCTGGAAGACAGGTTTGGCAAAGCTCCCGGTCTGTCCATCTCTGTTACGATCGGCAACAAGAAGCACGGGAACAAGAACAAGCCTAACCGGCTGTATGTTCGGCTTGATGACGCCCTGCGATCACGGGTACAGTCAGTGTATGAGTCCATGTGCTTTGCTTCCATGCAGGATATGTTGGAAGCCGCGATTGCTGATTTCGTCAGCAGGCATGAAAAGAGGGCATAATGGCATTAGTTACTGAACAAGGAAATGCTTGGCATAACTTAGCCAACGCTGTTGTGCTCCAAGCAGTTCAGGATTATGAATACTGCATCTCAGATAAGCCCATGTTCATCGGGAAGGAGAAGGTGAGCAAGGAAGAGATTCGACTGTTTGCCAGAACCCAGCAGCTGGTAAGCATGGACGTAAATGCGATCCTCGATAAGATTGACCGTGTGTATCACATGGAGTTCCGGCCTTATATCCTGAACAACCTCAAAGGGATTCTGGATATATCCAAGCTTGCGAGGAAGCAGAAGGGCAAGGCAGCGTGGGCGTGGATCGCTGACCACTCTCCATATAAGTGTCCATTCTGCGGAGGCTATCTACGAGAGGGCCTAAAGCGAGATGGGAACGCAGGCTATATCGTCTGCTCCCACTGCAACCTGAATATGCGCATACCAAAGGAGGAAACTTAATGTACTATCTTGGCGTGGACCCCGGCCTCAAAGGAGGCTTTGCAGTTCTTCACGATTCCGAAATTCAGACCTACCAGAAATTCGATAAGCAGCAGTTTCTGAACGTTTGTTTCTTTCTATCCAAGCAGCAGGAGAAAACACGCGGGTGCGTGGAGAAAGTTCATGCAATGCCGAAGCAAGGTTCCGTCAGCATGTTCACGTTCGGAGAAGGCTATGGCTGGTTAAAGGGCGTGATGGACGCCTTTGAGATTTCATACCAGGAGATTCCACCACAAACCTGGAAGAAAGAGTTCGGGCTGAACTCGAAAAAAGAGCTCTCCATTGAAGTTGCCAAACAGCTGTTCCCGGAAGCAAACCTTGTCCCGCACGGTAGCAAGAAAGAATCCGACGGAATTGCAGAAAGCCTGCTTATGGCTGAATACGCAAGGAGGAAGCTATGACTATCAACGATCTGTTTTACGAGGGCGGCATCATCATCTCATTGGCTGTGTCCATCCTACTGAACATCTGCCTGTGCGGCTGGTGCCTCCGTTGGAAGCGCAAGGCCCATTGGTGGAAGGATCAGTACTACAAAACGATGGAGCCGATGAATCCCCCGGCGGTTGTCACCGATCCCTACGAGGGAGTTAAGACGGCTCTGGAATACGATTGGAAGGAGGCTTGGGATTGAACAAGCGCCGAGAACCCCGTTGCCCGTATGTACACAACGAGAAATCGAGTGTGTATTGTGCCGATTTCGCATTGAATCCAGAGGCTTGCGAAACCTGCGGTTGGAACCCAGTTGAGCATGAAAGACGTGTCAAACTACTGAGAGCCGGCGTGGTCAAGTCGTTTCTGAACATCGACGTTGACCACCTTTCAACCGCATTGCGTGACCGATATGGGTACAACAATCGCACGAAAGGAGAAGATTAAGATGAGCCGAAAACAAAGTGCCTTCCTTCAGCAAATGCAGGACATTCGCAGAGCAGCGCAGGAAGCCTCGCGCAAAACCTTCACTCAGTATCTGACAGACACTTGCGTCATTGCTCTGCATGAAATGGGCTGGGGTGAAATAAAGATCAGGCAGTTCCTTGACCTGTGGGGTCAGGCATACGACACGTTCTTCGATGCTTTACGGACAACGCCGGAGACCGATTACCTAAGAGACAAGCTAGATGAACGTCTGAAACTGCTGTGTAAATACGAGCCGTTTGTGGAGTTCAAAGACAGATATGAGTTTCTGCCGGATATGAAATACTAAAAAGTTATGAACACTATCGACAGAGATTACCGCTTAGATGATTTGGTAGAAATCATCAAGACCAAAAAGCATACAACCACATGTGAACTCGCAGAAATAACAGGGAAAACCGAACGCACGATCAGAAGCGATTTAAAGCTACTGAAAACTCGTTACTATCAAATTGTGATCAAATGCGGAAGGTATCACAGTGGTGTGTTTTGGGAGGAATAACAATGGCTGAATACATCAACCGTGATGCGTTTCTTGAACAGCAACGTGCATGGTATTGCAAGGACTGTAACAGGCGCAAGAACACCAAAGGAAAGACTGTCTATGAGATCGGCGAAGCTCCGTGCCGTGCCTGTGATATTGGAACTATGCTGGACGCTATTGAGGACTATCCCGCTGCCGACATGGTGGAGCGGAAGATTCTGCCGGAAGACTCGGAAGCGCTGGTTACAGCTTTGAGGAATTGCGGCTATCCGGGTGATGTCCATTATTGTCGTGATTGTGTTTTCGCTAATGACGGCGGAACATGCCACAGGAAAAAGCTTCTTCCTGCTGCCGCCGATGCCATAGAGGAGCTTACCGACAGAATTGACGGGGAGTGGATTCCAATTTCGGAGCGGTTTCCAGACGAGCCGCCGAAGGAGGAATGAGCATGGCTATTCTGATCGAAGGCGGGGAAGAGTATGGAAAACCTTTTCGGTGAGCAATACACAGAACTTCCGGCGAAAAAGAGGAAGCCGCAAGACAAAGAGCGCAGAGCGTGGGAGAACGCTTTTCAGCGGTGGAGTAATGAAGCAATGCAAGACGAAACATCTCCGCTTGGAATTTGTGGATTTGGTAAAATTTGTGATTATTGTACAGATAATCACATTGGTAGACCGTGCGTGAGAGCGTTAAACGCTATGTGCCGAGAAAAGCGGATAGAGATTGATTATTCAGTCAGAAATTTTGAGGAGTGGTTTTGAGCATGAGTGTTCTGATCAAAGGCATGCAGCTTCCGGATATGTGCGGTCATTGCCGATTCGCAACTGCATTTGAGTGTGAGGTTACGAAAAACTTCATAACGACTTTCAACGTCAGGCAGTCTGATTGCCCTCTCATCGAAGTCCCTGAACCGCATGGGCGGCTGATCGATGCGGATGCTTTGGTGGAAGATCTGAAACGTCAGTGCGAAGAAGTGTTCAAAATTGACGCTGTTTCTCCTGATGATTTTTGGATTACAAGAGATCAGGCATACAACGAAAGACTGTGGAAAACGTGGTGTGAATCATTCTTTGAATATCTCAAAACAAGCGAGACCATCATCCCAGAAAGCAAGGAAGAAGTAGATGAAGCACAGCGTGACTATCAGGCGGCGGCTGATTATCAGCAGTATTGTGAGACATACGAGCAAACATATGACCCGGAAACGGGGGCAATGTGATGAGGCTGAGTGATGATTGTTTTTAACGGAATGGATTTGATAGGGCTTGCGATTATGGCTGTGCTTCTTGTTATCTGCGGCATCATCCTTGTTATTGACCGCATAGCATACGCTGTGAAGAAGCGCCAGCAAAAGCGAATAAACGATGCGTTCAAAGAGGAGGCTGAGTGATGGGTAAAAAAAGTCCGTGCTTGTCCTGTAAGCACAAAAATGTATACGATCCATTAACCAAGTGTTTTGTGTGCAATTTTTCCGGGATTGAATGTAAAAACTTTGAAATGTATGAGCCAAATTCGCAGACCAACGCTGACAAAATTCGTTCTATGACGGATGAAGAGCTGGCTAAGAAGATCAGCGGCATTGAATCATTCGCGCTCACTTGTGGGGGTGGCTGGCCTCCTGAAAAGTGGCTGGACTGGCTGAGGCAGGAGGTAAAGGATGGGTGATTGGAGATCATGTAATAATTGCTCAAACGATGACTGCCCTTGGGATCATGACGGCGCTGCTTGCAACCGATGGGAGCCGATGCGGTGCCGGTGCGGCGGTGCTTTGTCTGAAGTTCGAGAGCATAACGGGAAGCGATACCGGCATTGCTATAGCTGCCACTTTGAATTTTTTGAGGAGGGAAACGAATGATTGTTTTTAAGTGCGACAAATGTGGAGCCATTATAGAAAATTGGCTTGATGTCAGCACGTCTAGCAAAAATTACGCTAACTACGAGCTCGCTAATTACAGCATGAACGGGAGAGTATATCAGATTTGTTTCCCGTGTTGGCGTGCATTCATTGAGCCAAACCAAGATGATAAACCCGTGTAAGGACTGCGAGAAACGCCGCCTTGGCTGCCACTCAGACTGTGAGAAGTACCTGGCGTTCTATCAGCAGAACCGGCAGAAGAACAAGAAGCAGCTGGCCGAAGCACATGCAAACCAGTATGTTGTCACGGCAATTCAAAAGTGCAGGTCAGGCCGAAGCGGGAGCTGGAAAACATACAGAAAGGTGGACGAGAAGTGAAGTATATTCTCATAGGTCAAGATGGTTACTGCGCCATGAAGTGCGAAGTAGCAGAGAAGAGTTGGTTTGAGGGGCGTACGTTTATTGCCGTCAGTTGGAGCTTAGATGACCGTTCGGTTTGTGAATGGTTATTCCATAGCAATAACTATATTAAATTCGATGGTTGCTCTCATTGGTGGTTTCACGGAGAAGATTGTACTAATGATGAATCTGAAATCGACACTTATTACCACCTTTGCGGTTTACACGATGTGCTCGATCACATGAGGGCTTTCGCATTTACCATCAAGTGCGCGGAGAAATGGTTAAATTCAACCGGTATGAACGTTATTGAAGACGAATTCAACAGCCACATATACGACCAGCTACTTGACGGATACCAGATCGTGGAGGAGAAGTGAGCCTAAAAAAAGATGTGCTGGATACGGCCATTGCCGAATTAACTCTTGCTGGCGAGAAGGTGCTTATAATCGACACCGTGTCTGAGCCAGATCGGAGATTTGCTTTTCCTCTTAGCAAAATCCCTATCGAAGCCCTTCCAGGCGAAGTAGAAGAATCCCCCTCGGATTGAGGGGGATTTTGTTATGTGGTCAGGCGTCCCACTTTTTAGCCGCCTTCAGTGCCTTTTCGTAGCTGAACCCGTTAGATTTATACCGGCTCATGGATTTAATCACGCTGGTATAGCTGCTGGGGCAATACTCGAAGAATGCTTCCCAGCGCTGAGTTTCCGTCAGCCCTTTGGTGGTTGCAATCGCTGTTAGTCTCTGCTTGTACGACACGGTCTTTCGTCCATTCGTTGGCGTAAGATCAGCGACTGCTTTCACCATCGACTGAGCCGAGTCTCTGCTCCAACCGGAGTCAACGAACTCGTTGTACTTCTCCGGCACGACAGCATTGTTGTTGTATAGGACGAACTTCTTCTCGAAGAAGTCCATCTGCTTCTCGCTTGCACCGGTTGCTTTGGCAATATCGGTGTACATCTGGGAGCCTTCCCAATCCTTGTACCCGCCCTGCACTCTCGCCCGGCCTTCATCGGACATGTAGTCCTTGTAAATGCCATAGCCGGTGTTGAACATCTCGCTGCCGATTCCGTAACTGTCCTTGGCTTCAAACATATCGTCCAGCCGTGAGAACGAAGAGTCCAGCAGACCACGCTGCGTCTCATCCAGAGCTTTATATGCTCCGGTCAGGTATTCATCCACCGCAGCATAGTCCATATCCTCAGCATCACGGTCAAGCACATTGTTTGCCATCTGCTTCGCTGCGAGGAACTGAATCTGATCATTCACATCCGCCAGTTCAGTCTCCCACTTGTCCCGGGTGATCTGCACATCCAGCTGGCGTCCGTTGAGCATATCCTGCTTGGCATCACGCTCAGCGCTGGTTTTGAGAGACTGGAATACCTTCATACGCTCTGCATCATTCAGCTGCTTGTAGTAATCGCTGTCCATGAAAGCCTCGAAGAGCTCCCGCTGCTGGCTGTTTCTCGCAGCTTTGAAGTCCAGCTTCTCCTGCGCTGTCATAGTGTACTTCTCGTCCCCTACCTCGAACGAGCTGTTGACCGTGGTCTTGGGTGTGGTGTTGCCGTATCCGGCCTTCACCATCCGCTCAATCTCAGCTTCATACTTGTTCTTGCGGTAGACCTGAACGTCACCGGGAAGCAGCATCTTGTTCACCGCACCCCAGAGGCCTTCACCGTACGTCCGCTCATTGCCCCAGACGTCCACGGAAACAGGGATCGTGTTCCGCAGCCCAGGGAACTTGTTCTTGAAAATGTTCGCAGCCTGTCCCCAGGCACTGTCTGCGGCATAGACGTCTCTGACCTTGTTGTCGATACCCGCAGTCGCCTGCGAGATGGAGTTTGGCATAAAGAAGCTTGGTACTGTGTTCGCTGCATACTGAAGTAAACCTGCGCCGAGTCTGGAAACCTTCTCGTCATAGTCCGTGTTGTATGCGCTGGTCAGGCTCTCGTACATGTTGATCGCATCAGCCATACCCGGAATATCACCCACTGCCTCAAAGGTTTTGGCGATGCCGTTGCCTGCCATAGACTTGAGCCAGCTCCACGCCTTCGCATCCTGCGCCGTTGCCGCTGCTTCCGCTGCGGTAGCTCCGATGGTCAGAGGCATTGCAATGACCTCAAGGAACTCTCCGTCGAGGATCAGGTCTCCGTCTTTCCACTCGTGGTTTTTCCTGCCGATTGCCGAGAGGTTCATCATCAGCCCGCGGTAGCCCTTGTCGCTGTTCATCTTCCGAAGCTCGTCATCCGGCTCCTGGTCAAAGTCTCTGAGCGCACCGGCTGCTCTGAGGACAGACCCTAACACCATCATACCGGCAGACGTTGCCGCCCTGCCGATCTTCCGGCTGAGCTGAGCTGCCTCAAACTGAGACATCTCTTTCGCGTTCATGTACCCGGCTCGTTCCACAGCCTCGTTGAACATCATGTTCTCATTGTAGTTCCCTGCAATCGAACTGAGGTTCCTGTACACACTGCCACGGCAGACGTTCTGAGCTTCAGTCCACATCATCTTGTTGATCCGTGCCAGCTCATTCTGAGCCTTCCGAATCGCCTTGTCTCTTTCCGGGCTCCACTCCATCTTGTAGGCATCCTGAAGGTTCTCGTTCTGCTCGTTGATCTGTTCCTGATACGCCTCCACAATGCCTTTTGCGAGGACTTCTGCGTGCATCCGCTTGGCCTTGTTCACGCCCTTGGCATACTGCGCCACCTGAAGCAGTGCACCCTCCGGCGTCATCGCCAGCCTTGCCCGCACGACGTTGGCAGGAATCTTCGCGAATGCCATTGTGATGTCACCCACGCCGATTGTACCGATCCTGTCATTGCCGACCGACCACTTGTTGAGAAAGTCACGAATGTGCTGAACCAGCGCCGTGGTTGAGTTATCGTCCTTGTACAACAGGCGGTTGACTTCGTGCCGTGCCTCCTGCATCCGCTGTTCTTTGGTATGCGCGTCGATCTTCCCGGCTTTGATGTCCGCGTCAATGCCAAGCTCCATGGACTTCAGAATCCCTGCCGCCTGCATCTTATCGGTCGCTTCTACGCCCATGCCGGTGAGGAACTTGTACAGGCTCATTGTCTGCTCAAACGGATTGATGTTCGGGTTGAACATGCCTCTGTCGTTCAGTTCCAGCCTGCCGTTCTCTTCGGTAATCCCGTACATCTGCATGAGCGTAGCCGTCTCAAGCGCTTCCATCTTCGCGTTGCGTACAGCCTGCCGTGCATCTTTTCCTCTGGCAGTCTGAGACAGAACATTCTGACCGGTGAGCGCTGCGAAGGGCTTCGCTGCGAGGCTGTTGAACGCTTGGTTGACAATGCTTCTGTTAACGGCACCCTGCGCAAAGTTATTGGCAAGGTTGTTCACAATCGTCGCGGTGTTGGACAGCATGTTCATAACCCTGATGGTCTTTGCTGCGTTCAGGGCTTTGTAGGGCTGTACATCATCGCAGATCGCATTCAGGTTGCCATAAGCCAGGTTCTCAAGGTTCTCTGCTGCATTCTCGCCCTTGGCAATCTTATCCAGCACCCGGCTCTCCATCTCGCTTGCGTACCCGCCCAGAGGCCCGAACATCTTCTTGACGTTGCGAATGTCCGAGATGTCCTTGCAGATTTTGGCAAGACCCTGCACATCTTCTGTATCAACTGCTTTCTGGATGCGCTTAGAAGCTTCTTCAATACCTGCGTAGATTTTGGCGTTCTTCGCGTTGACGGAAGCTCCTGCGAAACGTCCGTCTTTGGTGAAGCCAAGGAAGGTCTGAGCGGCCTTCATTACGATCTTGTCCCCGGTGGAGAACATGTAGTTTGCCTGAAGTTCCTGACCGGCCTTCGACAGCTTCTCCTGATGCTTCGTCATCAGCTGGTTGTATTGCTCAGTCATCCGCTTGAACGCTTCGGGCTTCATCTTCGAGGTCTTCTTCAGCTGGTAGTCGCGGATGGCCTTCACCATGTCGAACATGACCTTCTGCGCGATTACGACGTCATCGTCGTTCCAGACGTAATCTTCCTGAAGCAGGCGCTGAACCTGGGCATCGGCTTTCTCATGCGTATCAGTGAGCGCATCTGCTGTCCGAGATCGCGCCTCGTTGGTTCTGGACAGGAACTCGGCTTCGCCCATCGCTGTGTCAGTGTTCGCACGTTCGCCCTTAGTAGCTACGTCCTGCTCAAACGCTGACTGAGACTGCTTGACTCTGCCGGGAGTACGGCCTGTTTGCTGAGCGTTTGGCTGCGTCTCTGCTTCGTCTTCTATGTAAGGTTCTTCAAAGAGATATTCGCCAAGATCATTTGCCATGATCTGTGCTCGGGACTCTTCATCGTTGTATTCGATATACGGAATCCCGTTCTCAGCGCAAAGTTCTTTTAACCTTTGGATTTCCTCGGCATCTGCATCTACACCTTCATAATACGAATTATCAGCATTAGGAATAAGAAACAGGGCATATTCGTTCTTAGATACGATTCTATCCGGTTTTGCCTCAAAATACCCCGTTGGTAAATCTGCTATTTCCTTGAAAACATCAAGAATGTCTTCTGCTACTATGTTAGCCGAATCTTTTCCAGTTTGTTTCCAACCACTTTTAAAAAGAGCGTCAACAATATAACTACGCAAATCTTTATCTGATGTATCACGAACACCTTTTCTTGGTTCCAGCCGATTTGCCAAATCAAAAATGAATAAATCCGCATTTGGCGTTGGATAATTCGGGTTTCCACCTTCATACCCATCTTCAAGGGTTTCCTTCAAAATATTAAGCGATTCTTCAGCATCGTTATATGCATCATAATTGTGATCTCTTGTCTTTGATAAAATGCCTTCATTGGATTTTAGTTCATCAAACGACCCGAACCAATGACCAAGTATTGGATGGAGGCCTTCAACAGACACTCCAAAGGACTCGATATTACCGCCTCGCCTTTTTTGTTTCCGCATAAGATCAAGTGCATTTCTCAACGTTACATCTCGTCGTTCTTCGTCCTGTATTAATACTTTTTTTCGTTCTCCAAACTTGCTTATAAACGTGTCTGCCCAAGGCTTTACTGCAATATCAGGGACAACCAAATCCAAAAGGTTGGCAAATTTCCCATTTGAATTGTTTAGCTCCGATGCGATATCGCTAAGCTCAGCTGCTTCATACAATGCATCTGCGGCTTCCTTATTTGACCCATATTCTTTCGCGAATTTCTCGACAACTTTTCCTTGAGTTTCCCGTGTATCTTCACTAAAAACTAAAGACCTAAACTCATCTGTCGTATCAAGATACATTAAGGCTTCTAAATAAACTTCGCCAGTGTCTGCGTCTATAATAGAAATTTTATGATTTATATTATTGACCTTGAGATTCTTTTTTTGTTCAAACCCAAAAGCTTTATTTAACTCCTGATTAATCCTATCAAGTTTTTTTATCTCTTGTTTCCCAAAATCAATTAATGCATCTTTGTCGTACCCCGCATCAGCAGCTATTGCTGCCTTAATTCTCGGGATAATCCCTTCAAATGTTTCAAGCTGGCCATTAAGAACTTTCCTGGCTGTATTGTCAGTCTTAGCCGCATTTGGCATTATTTTGTCCGCAAGTTTATTAAAATACTCTTCGGCACCTTCAGTGTTTCCAATAAAACTTGTTGCAATTGCAGGATATGTTGGCGTATATGAATCTACACTATACACATTATTTGCGCTGTTCTTGCTTGGGTCAATTGTATCAGACCTAAAGATGATGCTGACATTACCAAAGTTACTATAGCCTCGTGAACTCTTCGTAATAGCAATACTCGGCATGGCAAGCCCACCGTCAACAATAGCCCTGATGGCCGATGGCACGGAAGTATTCCTAACGGCAATAAGGCTTTTTTTTCGGTCATCATCTTCATACGGCAGCTCGTACATTTCAAATCCTTCTCTGGGATCAAACTCGCTGATTGGTTTTGCATTAGCTTTCATTTCTGCAAAAGCATCGGTTGACTCCTTGCCCATGATTGCCTGCTTATCCAAACGCGCAGCCAGCCGGAGGCCTTTGCTGAGATCTTTTTGTGTAATGAGTCCAGACTCAACTGCGGTGGTCTGCATAGCCGTTGCGAGTTTGTCAAACCCAGGCGTGTTGATAAACCTTGCATCTTCGCAAATGGAGAAGTTCGCAAGTTCTTCATACATCTTTTCGTAAATGCCTGCTCGAACGTCATCCGGGATTGAACGCAGCTTGCTGACCATTTCGGGTAGACCAAGCTTTTTCCATTCTTCAGCTGTCTTTACACCAAGCTGTTCAAGCGCTCCGGCCTGCGCGCTGTATTTGAACCCGTATGTCCGATAAACGCTGCCCATTATTCCGTTGAATTCTTCAGCAGAAATACCAGATGCCCGGACAGCATTTCGGATAAAGAACTTCCTCGACATTGATCCAAGGTCTGCCCACTTGAGGTGACAGGACTCATGAAGCGATGCCGTTCCGGGGCCGTTAACAACCTTGCCATTGAGCCGCCGTAACCGAGGATGATTAATAGCGACAAAAGCTCCGGCGTTCGGACTGCCATGGATAACCGATCCGACCTGCACAGAGTCTCCCATGCCGGACGCGTCATAATAAGTCATTGGCTTACCGGTAATAGCTTTAAAGGCTTTCGCTGTATACCGCTGAGTAGGGCTTAGTTCCTTTTGAGCAAGAACTTTGCCTCCTGCCCGTTCAACGGCTTCAGCTGCCTTCACCCATGTTGCTTTGTCTGCTTTTGCGGTTTCTCCTGTGAATCTTGGGCTTCTGGAAACAAGTCGCGAAACCAATCCATTGTCTCCGGTGGTGGCAGATTTTCTCTCGTTTTCTTGTCCCACTCCTCGTCCTCTTCCGTGTACGGAGGAATCGTCCAATCCTGATCCATTGTTTTCACTCCCTTCTTGAGTTTGTACACCTATTGTACCATCATCTCTGACGGCTGTCGAGGTAGTATTGCCATTTTTCGCAGTCTGTGCTATACTTGAAGCATCCCCGGTTGCTACTCCGGTAATGCCGTTTTCGGCTACCCCGGTCTTGATGTTAGCAGCCGGGGTGTTTTTATTCATGCTGTCGAAGCTATAGATCAGGTTTCCGTTGGCGTCTACAACTTCGTGGAGATAGAAGCGGTTTTTCCCATCTTCAACTACAGATGTTACGACGCAAGCGACGTATGCGCCCTTGCCGTCAATAGAGATTCGCCCGGCAATGACCTGTGTGTCATAGCCTCTTCCCTTCCAGTTCTTTTGCGTATCAATAATCTTGCCGTTGGCAATGACATCCGGGACAGCTGCGAATGTAGCAGCCTTGGCCTTGCCGAGTCCGTGGGCAATATCGCTCTTCACTCCGCGCTCATCAAGAATAACTTCCTGCCCGCCGAGCGCAGCGCTCTTTACCTTGTTTCCAAGGCCTTTGAAAAAGTTGCTGACACGCTCCACCAGAGACTGGCCTTCAACCTTCTGGAACTCGGAAGCCTTGACATTGCTCACCGATTCTTTCATGTTGAGTCTGCCCTGTGCAACCGCGTTCTGAAGCTTCCCGACAACCTCTTTTGCGTCCGCTTTTGCTTCTTCGGACGTTACGGTCTCGCCTCGCTCGTTTCCTTCGAGTTTAACCGACGGCTGGGTATTCTCATGAGTGTTTGCTTGGGTAGGCTCTGCCCGCGCTCCTGTGGCCGTTTCTGAGGCTATAACGGGCTCGCCGGTTTTGGGGTCTGTTTGGCCTCCCCAGCGCTGAAGTTCCTCGTTTTCGAGATCGCGCTGGTTTTGTTCGTCTTCGTACTGAAGTTCTTCTTCACCGGTGCGATCTGCCGGTCGCTCTTCAGGAGCTTCATTCTGTGCGAGAGCTTCTGCATCGGAGCTGGGCACCCTGGTCTCTGCACCGGTCGTAGCCACATTGTAGTCTTCATCAGCGTTGGTAGAGTTGACATAGCCTGCGTTCTCGAAGTTATCAGAAAGAACATTTGTTGCTGTGTCGTGACGATTGGCACCTTTCCTGACCGTGGAGATGCTGCCGTTCGGGTTAACCCAGAGCCCGCCTTTGATCTGCGTCTGTTCCTGACGAGCCTGAGCCGCCTCAAGGTCTTTCAGCTCGCCTCTGGTAAGCTGTTTGCCGGTTGCTTCGGCATTCTCAGCTTTCTCAAGAATCTCTGCGTCATTCTGTCTGATCTCTGCGTTCTTTGCGGCATACTGACCACGGGGACCACGGGCAACTTCAACGCCCTGCCCCAGCAGGCCCATAGCACCGCCAAGCAGGAAGTCATAGAGCATTTCAGACAGGTCAATGTCAACCGTACGATTGTCTCTGGCATTCTCATCAATGATCCACTGTGTGAATGGGTTGAGAAGATCGGAGATGACTTCTTCTCCACCTTCGCCAACTGCCCCGGCAAGAAGCCTCAAGAAGTTCGCACCAGCATCAGAAGACGCCAATCGGGAAATTGCTTTCTCTACAACGTCAGTCGAGACGCCTTTGCCGTAGAGGAAGCCAACACCATCAGTCAGCTTCTCTGTCATTACTTCAATCGAAGCGTTTGAAAGGCCATACAGAAACTGCTCTCCGGCAGTAGCGCCAGCTCTTCTTGCTTCTCCGATTCCCTGCCCTGCGACACGGGCGAACATTGTGGTAAGGCCACCGCCTGTGATAGCATCAAGACCCATATCAAGCGCAGTGGAGCCAAGATCGACCATGAACTGCCCGCCTTTAGACAGCCCTTGTTTCACTTTTGCCAACTCAGCTTGAGCATCCTGGCCGATTTTGTCAGCTACATTTTCGATTGTGTCAGCTGCATTTGCGAGCCTGCCACCATTACCGCCGTTTTCGTTGAACTGTTCGGAATAAGCCTTTGTTGGGTCGGTAATATTGGGAGTAAGCATAGGCGCATCAGTTGCATATCCCTGTGCTTGAAGAGCTTCCTGATCGACATTATCAAGACCTCTGGCGTAATCAAGGGCGTGTGCGCCCATAGCAGCGAGGTTAAGACCAGACTCAGCCGTTCTCAATGCAAAACTCTTGCCAATGCCAATAAGTCTGTCTTGTAAGTTGTAATACTGCTCAGCGAATCCAAGACCGTTGTTCCAATCATCTGCGGTTTTCTGATCACGGGCGCGAAGGCTGTCTTGCGTTACAATCTGTGATGGATCAGTAACGTTTGCATTGATCTCGCGCATCATTTGCGTGTAGACCTTATCGCGTTCGCCCTTCTTGAGATTAAGCCTGCTGAGAGCCGCTTCAACTTCAGGCGTCATAAACCGGGCGCGATAATCCGCGTTGAGCTGATCAAGCTGAGCTTGCGCTGCCATCTGCTGGTCATAGATGCCCTGCGTAGTGGCTCTGGCTTCCTCGGCCTTTTCTTTGATCATCTGACGGTCTGCATCAGAAACAATAACGTCTGCGAAGTTCAGGGCGTTCTCGCTCTGCTCGGCTACCAACGCTGCGTCCTTCGCTGCTTCGAGCTGCGCACCAAGTTCATCTACCTGGCCCTGAACGTTCTGCGCCGTCTTGCGGTTAACACCGCCCCAGATATTATTGAGATCGCCAATGACGCCCTGCCACATGGCAGCGTCTTCGTCGTTGTATGGATTATCAAGACGTGCCTGAGCACGCGCTGTCATGGTGTCAACATTTTCCAGCGTGATATCTTCGCCGTTCTGATACCGTGTAAACAGGTCTTGAACTTGGCCGACATCCGTCAGCCAGCCGCTGCGGCGTTCAAGCTCATCGTAGAGTTTCTTCCACTCATCAGCGGCAGAGACCTCTTCTCCGTTAAAGTTGAACTTGTAATCGTTTTTTCTGGCGTCGTTATAATACACCTGCGCATGGGTCATCAGGTCGAGGATATCTGCAAGCTGTTCCTCGTTGCTGGCATACTCGCGGGTAAGGGCACTAGCCGTGTCGTTGTACGCCCAAATCTGCCGACCCATGTTAAATTCCGCTGCCTTCTGAAGATAAGACTCATCAGCGTCTTTGCCAGGATCAATCGCATGAATGTTCCTGTCTTCGTAATCGACAGGCAGCGAGATATCCTCTATGGCTTTCTGAAGCGCCGAGTCATCTCTTTTCACAGACGGAGACACCATGCTTGATCCCCACGCGGACGGATTAAGCCCGCCGCCTGCGTAAACTCCTACTTTTTTGGGCGTCCCCTGCTGAGAGAATGTTCCAGATGCCGGTTTCGCGTTGTTGCCAATTCCGCTGCCAAAACGTGCGTTTGAAGAAGCCTCGGCATTTTTCGCCGAGGCATATCTTGCTCCGGCAGCAATAGCGGCCTTTGCGTTCGAGGCCGCTTTGCTGATACTCTTTGAGCTCTGAGTCGAACTTCCGTTTTTTGAATAAGAACCTGCTGCGCTGCTGGTCGACGTCTTTCCTGCCGAGCTTGCGCTCGCCTTGGCTGCGCTGCCTGCATTATTTACCGGAGCGCTGGAACCGCTGTTCCCGCCACCAGATATCGTAATCTCTTTTACTTGCGCCATGCTTAACCTCCGTTAATGGGAAGTGGTATTACCGCCACCGCTGCCGCCACCAGTAAGACCGCCACTGCTATTTGTTGCCACTCCGCCTACGGCATACGGGTCCCACCAGTCATAGCCACCGCCTGTCGGGGCGAGAGGCACATAGTCGGGGGCGTCTCTGCCGGTAATTGCCTTGTACCGTTCCTGGTCGATCACGCCGGTGTTATAAGCAAGTTCGGGATTAGAGCCAATCCAGAACTGACGCATAGCTGCCGCCTGATCCGGCCCGTACATCTGCTCATACCCGATGAAGTTGCCGAAGCTTGCCATAGCTGCTGCGTTCTTATCCAGCCAGTTGTTCTGATTGTTAAAGTCATCCAGCAAAGCCGCAGCTGTCTTGTAGTCGTTCGCTGCCACAGCCTTCGCAATCTGGTTCTGGTAGTCTGTCCTGAGCAGGTCTTTCTGTCTCTGGCTCTCCTGTGCTGCCATCTGTTGCTGCTGCGCAAGCCTGCCCGTGGCTGTAGACCGTCCCAGCCCGAGAGACAGGGCCTGCTGAGACCCTGCCTGCCGGTTGAGACCGCGCACGTCGGCATAGCTGTCCATGCCCCGCTGTGTACGTGCTGCCTGCGTACCAAGGTCCTCTTTGGCAAAGTCAAACGCCTGCTGGCCGGTTGCCATTGCCTGATCCTGGGCGGTCATATTCCGATTATAAGTATCTGTGAGGCCCTGTTTTTGGGTGTTGAGGGAGCTGCCGAGCGTGCTGTTGATGTTATTCTGAGCGCCCTGCTTACGAGCATCGAAAGCCTGCCTGAACTGGTTCGCGTCCGCTGCCTGCGTTTTCATCTCCGGCGCTGTCATGACCGCTGTAGGAGCTGCAACCGCTACGTTTTTCTTCTCTTCTTCAGCCATTGACTATTACCTCAACCATAGATGGACTGGTAGCCCGCTGTCGCGTCCTTCCCCGTCAGCTTCTTGTAATCATCTGCCGAGATCATGCCGCTGCGGAATGCCACATCCGGGTTTTGCGCAATCCATGTGTTTCGCATCTGGTTCGCCTGAGCCTGACCGTAGATGTCTTGAAGGTTCCCGAACTGACCGTAATTCGTAGCGTTCTGCGCCTGCGTCTCGTACCAGTTCCGGTTCGCGTCATAATTCTTGATAAGTTCTTGGTCCCGTTTGGCGTCCGTCTCCGCTCTTGCCCCGACCAGTGCGTTGTTGTAGGCGGTCGTGAGATTTGCCTTCTTCTGGTTGATGTCGTTGATTGCTCCGGCCTCCTGGCCTCTGAGCGCTCCGTACTGGCCGACGAACTGATTGCGTATTGCGTTCTGCTGCTGCTGTCCGGCTCCGCTGCCGAGGCCGCTGATCATCCCGCTGAGATTTGCGTTGCGTCTCTGCCGCTCAAACTGCCCTGCCAGCGTGTTTGCCTGGTCCTGGAACTGAGGTCCGATCTTGTCTGCCTCTGCCTGAACGTCAGACATGTTGCGGTCATAGTCGGCCTTCAGCCCCGCCGCCTGTGTCTCGGCCTGTTTGTCGTAAAGGTTGTTAATCTTCCCGGCAGATTCGTTCTGCCGCTGTGCGAATGTTTCCTGTAGTGATGCCATCAAATTCACCTCTGTTAAGCGATAAGGTAGATGTCATGCAGCTTGATTTGCGCTTCACCTTCCCACTCTTTTGCCACGATTTCAAAATAAACGCCGGCATTGATGGATGATACGTCGAGGTCGCGGGTCTCGGAATAGCTTTGGTCACCGCCCCAGATATCTCCGGTTGTCTGCACGACAGACGCTGTCCCTGTCTGCCGGATCTGGACTTCAACCTTGCCGTTGCCGATCTGCCCTCTTGTTCCTGTGTACCCGTCAATCACAAAGCGCACGGTTCTATATCCGGTCAGGTTAACCCAGCCACTGGAATACGCATGCGTCTCATGCTGGACAATCCGGGCTGTCGCTTCAACATATCCATTCGTTACCGGATCATAGTTTTCTGTGCCACCGCCGCCGGATTTCTGGTACCAGCCTGTCCAGCCGCTGGAAAAGCCGTGGGCATACGTGCCGTTGGAGAAGATGTGGAGCGTATACAGCATCGAACGGTTGATCGTCTGCCCCGCGCTCACACTTACCGTCTGCTGTTCATAAAGGCCATTGCATGATGCCGTGACCGTCCAGTTCCCTGTACGGGGAATTTTGAATGCGGCTGTCCTCCCCGTTACCGAAAACGTGAGGTTCCCGTTCGTCGCAGTGATTGTGCTGGAATTCGGGCAAGTCACGTTCAAAGTTGCAATGATGCCGCCGCCGTTTGCTTTACCTAACATGTTTTACCTCACTTGGCGTATCCGGTCTGTCTGACCCGGAATTCCACATCCGTTACCGTGACCGCCCTCTGCTTGTCATCCACCGACAGGAGCAGGCGGTAGAACACGAACTTCTTCGCCTTGAGCTTCGTCTTCACAGAGAAAGGCTGGCCTGCCACCTTTGCCTTCTCCGATGAGACCACCTTTTCCTTGAAGGTGTCTTTCCGGTCGGTGATGAGCTTCACGTCCACGCTCGTCCCCTCTTCCGGTTTCAGCCCGAGCCAGATGGAGGAGGAGTATTTCCGCATATTCGCCGCTCCGAAGTCGATGGCACCGGATACCCATTCGGCCTTGACCGGATAGCCCATGTCGCCCATCGAGTCGTAGGTCAGCTTCGCAATCAGGCCGTCCGATGTGCCGTAGATGACTTCCCCACGGAAATTGCACATGCACACGGCGTCGATCCCTTCGTATCGATACCATGCATCCGCAACATAGTTCCAGACAAGCGTGACCTTATTCTGAGACAGATAGAATTCCTGCCCGTCGTTGTCATCCCACATGCAGCATTTTGGAAGGTCGATCTCCTTGATGCTCTGCTGGATGCGGTCGCTGATTCGTCTCGCCTGCCGCTCGTCCCTGCTGAGAGTGGACGTGTAGTAGCTGGAATTGATCCAGTGGTACAGTTCCCGTTCGGAACATGTAACCGGGTTATTCTCCACAAGCCGTACCTGACCGGGAGCGGAATTGCCCTTATCGCGGTTGACAGGAGTGCAGTAGATCGCAATCGTGTTATCCCCGCTGGCCAGTTCCATTGCGTTCTGGGTGATCGCCCATGTGGAATCCGGCTTGTAGCAGACGAGGTCGCCGTAGTGGCGGATCATGGAGGTAATCGGGGTGTTGCTGTCTCCGACGTTGACTGAATACTGATCGGGGAAGTAGTCCGCTCTCGGCATCCCGTCATCGTCCATGCCGCTGTACACAGCCCGGTTCGTCCCGTCACCGTACAGAAACACCATGTTGTCCGTCGGCCCGGAGAAGATTTCAGCAAACCGGTTATGCGTCACCTGTGTGCGGAATGGCGCATAATCTGCGACCCGCATGACCCTGTAGCAGATTTCATAAGTATTGACGCCTCTTGCCGGTGCGGTATAAAATGAGATTACCGCCGTATTCTTGTTATAACTGTAATCGGAAGACGGAACAATCTCCCCTGTGCTGAGATCGCGCACATAGCATGTGTTGTCCCAAAACATTGGCTTCTCCGGCATTGTGAATGTCCGGTTCGTGCCATCCGGGCTGATCCACACCCTTCGGTTCGGGATCAGCAAATTGACGTATTCTCCTGTCGTTTCCCCGCTCGTCGGGCTCAGCTGCTTTGCCACAATCGGGATGTACCCGTCAACCACAGACAGGAGCGTGCCGTCATAGACGTAGTAGTCATCCCCGTCCAGAATGTAGACGTTGCCGCCAAAGGGGAAGAACGTCACTTTTCCGCTGGTGTCAATGTTTCCGAGTGGCTCCCGGATTATCACATCCCGGTCTGCGTCGTAGAGGCTCCAAACCTTTCCGTTGCAGGCCGCAAGAAGCATCTCCTTTCCCTGCACCAGTCCGTGCCACAGCCCCTGCACTGGGGAGGCGGTAACCGGTTTTGACGTAATGATGTAACCGCCGAGGAAATCGTTCGTACCGTCGCTGTAGATACAGTTCGCATTTAGCGCATAGGGCAGTTCGTCGTATAGGATATAGAGATATTCGCCTGATTCAAGAGCATCCAAAGCTTCTTGAAGCGTCTCCCGTGTCATCTCTTCATAGGAGTTTTCAACGCTCAGTACGCCGCCCTCGATAGACGCCGTTTCCGGGTCAGAGTAGTTCAGGGCGCCGTTTTGGATCTCTGCGGTGTACGATGTCATGACGCCCTGCTCGATTGCCGCGCCTGTTCCGAACAGCGTGACCTTGCCTGGGATCGCCGTTGCCGACAGGCCGTGGTAGATGGCGAAGGTGTCATCCGGCTGAATCTCACAGAGCTCCTGAATGTCCGGGCTGATGCTGATCGTGTATTCCGTGCAGAGGCCCGCGACGAACTCCGTGCCCGGTCTGCGCTTGAGGTTACCGTCTCTGGTGACTTTCCAGTTGACCATCTTCGCGGCTTCTCCCAGCTTCAGACGGGTGTCCCCGTCCGGGGATTCATTCAGCCCGCCCCAGCCTTTCACGCTGTAGATTTTCTCGTTGTTTGCGCCTGAAATAGTTGCCATAGCATCACCTACTTGAAGGCTTCAGCACCGCCTGCGCTGTCCCAGATCAGGCGAAGCGTGCTTCCCTTGTTGGGCGCAGATGCGCTGGTATAGCCTCCGTTCTCTTCTTGCTTCAGGAGATTGAACAGGATAGAGCCACGTTTGCTGTCCACAGCGGCCTCCCTGACCGCCCAGCTTTTCCTCTTGAGCTTGGCATAGTCAAAGACTCTGCGATACTTCGCAGCTGTAGCGTCATCTCCATCGCAAAGCTCCGTAACCTCGTCCTCAAAGAGGCCGAGGCTAAGGAGCATTCCAGCGTAGTCCGGGAACACAGCATTCCCACACTCATTGAAGTATTCGTCTACTTTCTTTTTCAGAGTTTCCGGTGTGATCTTCTTTGTCATGTCAGCACCACCTCGAAAACTCGTTGTACGGATAGATGCCGCCTTTCGGCCCGTACACGTCCTCAATGTCCTCGCTTTCTGCGGGCATCCCGCGCATGAGCGATGCCTTAAGTTCATCATACCGCTGCTGGCAGTAGTTCGCCGTCGCCGGGTCCTCGTTGAGAAGCAGGTGTGCCGCGAGTCCGTAGGGAAGCACCGTCCCTGCGCAGTAGTCATCCAGGTCGATCTCGCTGTAGAGGTCTTCAAGCCTTGCCGCAACCGGTCTGCGTCCGCTTGCCCATTCCTGATTCAGTTTGTATGTATCGCTGAATGGGTACAGTTCGCCTTGAAGAATATTCAGGATCGCAAGCGTCCGGTTGCGGTATTCTTCCGTGTCCTCGTATTTGTACTTGCCCTCATCCGACAGCTCGTCCATGATCGTGATTGCTGCCTGAAAAACATCCATGCCGGTAATTGTTCCGGTTGTCTGATAAGCCATGTGTCACCTCACCTGTCCGGCAGAACCGCAAACACGGTAATGCCGCTTAGCGCTTTGCCGGGATTAATCATCGCCCACACATATACTCCTCCGGCATACGTCTGGCACACCGGCGCCAGAACATAATTCAGAACATCGTTCGGGTTGAAACAGACTTCCGCAAAGTGGTTTGCAGTAATCCCGGAACATGCAATCGAAGCCCTATATGGATAGTTGGAGTATGTTCCGTTTGACGCCCACCCGGATGTGCTCTTGTTGGTGAACACCATCGATGTCGTTCTTTTGTTGACAACGGTGTTGAGATTGCTCTTGTCCGTTGCGCTCATCAGGCCTGCGGCAGAGGTTGTCGCGTTGCTGTAGGTCGTGTCCGACTGCCAATCGTTAATCTGCCAGCCGTAGTTTGTCCCGTCAAACGAGTAAGTCAGGGACAGGACGCTCCCTGCGTACCATGACGATCTGGCATCAGTCCCCGGTCTCGTCGCACCGTAGCGGTAGATCGGGATTGCTCCCACTCCCGTGCTCGGGATCGTCAGCGTCGGGTTCGATGCCGTATTGCTGTTGGTAAACTTAACGTGGATCGTCAGGCCCGGAAGCAGGGCGTCAATCCCCTCGATTGCCACCTGCTTCGCGGCGACGTTTGCGAGGGTGTCGCACACGCCGTAGAGGGTGGAACCGATACTGCCGGTTACGTCACCGGCTCTTACTTCTCCGACAAACGCCATGGCTTAAACCTCCGGCAGACCCGTCGCGATGCTGGTAAGAATTGAGAGAATCCCGGAGAGCAGCGAGGTGCTGCCGACTGTGAGCCAGTCCACTTCGGAGATAACCGCAGTCGTTCCAATGGTTGCCACTGCCGTCTGGCAGATCGTGCGCAGGGCTCTAATGCCTGCGGCTTTCCAAAACTCTTTACCCATTATCCTCTACCTCCTGATAGATGGTGCAGTCTGCACCGTACTCTGCTCTGATCTCTTCAACAGACTCTGCGGTCACATTGAAGAATCCCGTGTCATCCACAACGATAAAATGTTTTTTCATGTCTCTTCTCCTTTTGTCTCAGGTTTCCGGTTCCGGCTCAGGCTCCGGTTCGGGTTCCGGTTCCGGCGTCGGTGTCATGTTCGGGATCAGTCCGACCGATCCCCGGAACAGCTTCCTACAGTATGCGTCTTCCATCGAGCACGCGCCGACCGCTCTGCTCTTGGATGCGTAGAACGTGGAGAGCACGGCGAGATAATCCGACTTCGCCACTTCATACGCCCGGCCTGCATCCCCGTCCGGGTTCTCATCCGTCGCGTTGTAGTTCCTGCTGTCAAACTGTTTCGGATAGCCCGGCAGTACGGAGAACACTCCCTCCGGGTGTGCTTCCGATACCACAATCTGCACCGCGTTGACTACATAAATCTGCCGCATCTTACTTCTCCTTCAAGAATTCTATTGACGCCTTGATTCCTGCAATGTCTTCGCCGAACGCCGTGAACTTCTCCGCATACCCGTTATGTGTGTCCAGCTTCTTGTCCACGGTCTTCATCCATTGTTCCAGCTTGGCGTCTCTGACCGCTTCCGCTTTGTCCCGCTCAATGTCACGTTTTTTGATTTCTTCTGTGAACTTCAGCCGCTGCGCCCTGTTGTTAATCAGGCAGACGATCAGGGTGCCGAGAAAGCTGAGCATTGCCGCGAACGCTGTCGCCTGCGCCGGTGTAAGATTCTTTACAAGATTCTGCATCGGTATCACCCCCGCTCCAAAAGTTTGGCCCAGCTCATAGGGCCGACTGCTCCGTCTGCGTCAAGGCCATGCTCCTGTTGGAACTGCTTGACCTTATCCGTCAGCAAGCTCCCCCAGATGCCGTCAACCAGCACGTTATATCCACGGCATTTGAGCAAAGCCTGAAGCAGCCAGACCTCCGGCCAGCCGGAACAATGCTCATCAATGGTCCTCGGTGGCCAAGTCTCAAGCTTTGGTTCCTCATTAACTTTGGATTGACTTTGATTAACTTCACTTTGACTTGGTTTGACTTCCGTTTGACCTGACAGGTCAAGCTCTTTTCTGATCCTCAGTGCCGCCTCATAACGCGCCTGAACATTGTTGACAGCAGGTCTTTCGTACTCCCGACAGATACGGTTACAGCAGTCATAAATTGCTTCTGCGGTCTTCAGGAATGACAGCAAACCGGGATGTTCGTTCTGAAGCTCACAGATTGCAAACTCAACCTGTAGCTCGGCAGAATCAATTTTGCGCCCGCTTGTTTTCCATGCATCCCACAGATTTCTCTTGCGCTGTGGATATGTCCACTGTGCCAAACCAAAGCCCTTCTGATCAGTGGCAAACCGTTCCCTGTCAGATACGCCGCTGACGATGGCATTAACGTAAGCTTTGCTGATTGCTCGGCTTGCCTGATAATCACCCTGAACGCGATACGGTTCACAGCCGCTTTCGCACTCCCAGTTGCCAAGCATTCCAAGCGCACCGGCTTCAGACAGCCCGTATCCTCTCAGGAGATTGTAAATAGTCTGATGGTAACTCATATCATATCCTCTATGAATTCTTCCAATTCTTCACGTGTGATCATGGCTCGTCTCCTCCTGAAGCTCCCATGAAGAAAATGATGACTGCCGATACCACGGCAATATAAATCATGATCTTAACCATAAGCATACGGCATCCCTCCTGTAAGATTTTGAAAGGTTTTAAAAGGTGGCGGTTATAACTCATCAGAGTCGGACCGGAATCCTCCTCGCGTTGGCATTTGGACTTTCACCGACAATGCCTCAAGGGCATATCCAACTTCCTACAACTGAGCCGCCGCAGTTTAAGCTGTGCCTCGGAGAGGGCTGTTAAGAATCAAGCTCCGATATTTGGACAGCCTGATTTGTCACTAAAGTAGGCCTTTAACTGTTCAGCACGGCAATTGTATTGCCATAGGACTGCACCTTTGTGAAAGTTGCGTCAGTCGAGTTTATGTCGAACAAAACAGCATTATCCGCTATTCCTCTTTTTGCGCTCCACATAGTGCATCCGCTGAAACGATAATCAGCACTTCCTGTTGCCCCTGACGGGATTCCAATCAGAACAACTATATTGTTTGCGCTCATCATAACGCAGTTTTCCGCGATAATATGCTGGCCTGTAGGATTGGTTGTAACCGCTGTATGAACGTAAAAAGCACCGCGCTCGTGTGCGTAATCCTCATTAGCCGCCTCACAGATAAATGTACAGTTGCGGAACCGAATTGTGTAATTTGCTTGCAACCCACAGCCTAAAGGCGCATGAATGGTGTTTTTGAAAACGCAATTATCGACCTCAAAAACTTCTGTATTCGGATTGATAGCCTCAACGTGAAGACAGTAAGCACCAAGTTTACCCGTTTCAGCCGTATCGCTTGCCGCATTTGCGCCATCTTCTATCAACGTGAGGTTCGATAGACTGCCAATATTCATTTCCAGAGGAGGATTTGCGTAATTACCAACGTGTTCGATGATAATTGTCGTGTTTTTATTCTCGCCGATCAGATGCAGTTTTTTGTTCCAGATCGAAACCGCTTCATTGTAAGTGCCGGACTTGATAAAAATGATGTCATTCGCATCCGCAAAGTCACACGCACTCTGAACAGTCGGGAAAAACTTGTTGCCGACAATATACGTTTTCTGCCCGTTGCTATTGGCATATCCGTTCCCGGAAATCGCATTATCGTCAATTACAGATTCTTTGAAAATGTTATACGGATACTTATTCCCAAGAGAACCAGTAGCTTTGATTTTGTTTGCTGTTGCCGGGACAGTCAGCGTGTATTTCCCGGAAGTTGCCCCAATACCGCTGTTTGAAATGATAGATAGCACAGAGCTGTCTTTCATAACAACGATACTGAACGTTCTGTTATAGCCCAAAAGACTCCTGAAGAACGTGACCTTTTCGCCCGGTATTACATTAAACTCAATGGCATAATATCCTGTGGCAGAAACAAGTGCTCCATTCGCATCGACGCGGTAATTATCTGTAATAATTACATCTGTAAATGGAACTACAGACTTTGTTTTTTGCTGTTGGGCATAATATTTACTGGCGATGGAATCATACGCGAGGCGCTTAATAATCAAATTCGCATAGTTATTTAACGTACAAGTGAATCTTACATTATCAACGCCCTCCGGGATCGTGAAGTTCGGCGTGTAATCATCCCCAACTCCAAGAGTGTCCGATACTGTATCGCCGCTCATTAGTTTCACACGGAATGTTCCGTCATGTCCAACGTTTGCCCCGGTAATATACATCTGGTCATATGGAGAAACATTGACTTTTATTGCACAGTATCCATTTGCTCCGGTTATTAAATCACCCTGTGCGCCATATCTGCAATTATCATCTTTCTGTGTAGGAGCAACAACGGCATAATCGCACACATCAGCCTTCATCGCGTCCGGGAAAAAGCGTATTCCTTGATTAACCAAGGCGCTCTTTAACTCAGGAATCTGGTTTTCCTCCAAGTCACTTAATTGGCGAGTTTGCTCTTGTAGCTCTGCCCCCACAGAACCGGCCTGATAGGTCTCGGAATCGTCATATCCGATGTCCCCGGCATCGAGTGTAATGTCCGTCGACAGTGCTTTCCCGTTAACGGTTCTGGTATTCGGGACTTTGCTGGCGATGTTGCTTTCCCAGTTCGCAAACTCGGCGGCTCTGTCAGTCTCGGCCTGCACTCTTTCGTCTTCTGCGTTAACCCTGTTCTGTTCGGCGGAGACTCTGTTGTTCTCTGCCGTCACTCTCTGGGACTCCGCAGAAGCTCTGGCGGTCTCGGCGCTGGCCCGGTCCTGTTCCGCAGTTGCGCGGGACGACTCGGCACTGACTCTCGAAGTCTCTTCCGTCACTCTGGAAGATTCGGCGCTCGCCCTCTGAGTTTCTGCGCTGGCTCTGTTCTGCTCCGTGGTAACTCTTGCCGCCTCGTTGCTGGCTCTGGTGGCTTCGTTCGCCTGCCGCGTCTGCTCGGCGGAAGCTCTGTCGCTTTCTGCGGACACGCGGCTCGTCTCGTTCGCCTGCCGCAGCTCTTCCGCCTGAATCCTCAGGGCTTCTGCCTGCGCTCTTGCATCTTCCGCAGCCTGCCGCTGCGTCTCCGCTCCTTGCCGCTGGTTCTCGTTCTCGGCTCTGGCATCTTCCGCAGCTGCCCGGAGCGCTTCGGCGTTGGCTCTGGCTATTTCCGCGCCCGCCCTCAACTGTTCTGCTGCAACTCTGAGTTCTTCGTTCGCCTCACACTCGTCCGCAATCGCCGCAGCTTCGTTGGCAATCGCAAGAATCTGCGCCCACATGTCCGGCGTCGGTTCAGCCGGAGTGATGATATCCGTGGTGACTGCGCCCGGCCTCAGCACACCAAGGCTGGCCCAGATCGTCGGGATGATCACCGCGCCCAGCCCGTCTGTTCCGTAGACGCCCACGAAAATAGGCTCATCGACATATTCTTCGTAACAGCTCTGCGCCGGGATCGTGACAAGGTTCGAATTCGGCACGGCAACCGGGATCAGATTCGCGTCGTCTCCATTACGGAAGATGGCAATCTTGCTGAGGCTGTCCCAGTCTTCCGAAAACGTGAACTGGACCTGAATCCCCGCAGAGCTGGTTGTAATCAGTTCTTTCGTCCCGACGACCGCACGCCGGGTATTTACAGTTACTTCAAACATTCTTTCCCTCCTTGTAGGGGAAAAGCCCCCGGTTTCCCGAGGGCTTTATTTGTTTACGTGCTCTGCTTGATGCACATGATACCGCGCACAGTCTGATTACCCTGCGCGTTCTTCGGGCCTTTCTTCAGCACGAAGCAGTCGTGCATCAGGTGTCCGGTGACGATCTTGCCGTCGAGAACGTGACCGCCGTCATGCACCTTGTAGGAATGAATCTTCATCGGAGCAAGAGCCACGCCGGTCTTGACGATGAGAATCTTTACGTTGGTCGGCAGATAGCCAGCCGGGACAAGTCGGACCTGGCACTTGTCAACTTTGCCCATGACGCCGTTGACGATGGCCTTCTCGCCAAGCTTGTCGATACCGACAACCTGATCGGCGAGCTTCATCTTGACCGCATCGGCATAGGTCATGTACAGGACACGGCCCGTGTCGGGAACCAGCTGGTCACTGAGGGCAGCATTGGCGTTCATGATGGTCTCGATGATCTTGTCCTTGGCGAAGTTCGCAGCAGCCTCGGTGAAGAGGTTGACGTTGGCTTCAGTGCAGGCGTTAGCAAGAACCGCGAGACGGTACCTATCAAGCATCGGGATGAGAACTTCATCAGTCTGGCGCTTGAGAATCTGACCAGCCTTCTTGATCTGCATCTGGTTGGTGTTGTAGCTCTCATCGATGGTGCCGATGAAGCTCTTGTCCTGAGTTACCGTGAACTCCTGCACGGTATCGCCGACGTTGACCAGCGCACCAAAGCGGGACGCACCAGTGGTCAGTTCAGGGTTGTAGTCCTGAACTTCCATGGTGTCGATGCTGTAGACCTTCAGGGTCTTGACGCCGGTGAACTCATATTCGTGAGAGAACAGTCCTTCGGTCATGGAACCGATTTTGAACCGTTCGAGAACTTTGGGGGATGCTTTTTCCGTGAGGTTAATAGTACCAGTAGAGCCGGTAGTCGCCATGTAAAATCAACTCCTGTATTAGTCGGAGTCCCAGCCCTCATCAAACGCATCTTTCTTGCGATTCGCACCAGCGCTGTTGAGTGAGCCGGTACTCCTCTTAGAATTTTTGTTGTTTTGTTCGGTCTGTTTTACCTTGGCATTCTCGGCTTTGAGCGTCTTGATCATGTAGCCCTGATACGCTACCAGCAGGTCGCCACCGTTTCTCTTGGTCTCGTCCCAGACTTCCTGCGGGATCTGATCCCCCGTGACATCCGGGTAAACCTTCAGGAACCGGTCTATCTGCTCGTTGAAACCATTCGGGACTTCAGACTGGCCGCCTGCTTTTTCGACGGTTTCCGGGGCCTTTTCACGCCCGTGCTGAATCCGCAACAGGGCCTCTGCTTCAGAAATCGTGTTTCCTTTTGCAGCTTCCTCGTCCACAAGCCACATGGCTTCCGTCAGGTCCATCTGCTCTTCTACGCTCACGCCTGCCTTGTCTGCAAGCTTCTTCAAAAAGTCGAGCTGCCGTCCGCTCTCGCCTTTCAGTTTGTCGCGCTCCTGACGCACATGGTCATAGTCGCGGCCTTTCTGAGCGAGTTCGGTCATCTGCTCAAGCGTCAGCTGTTCCTTGTTTCCCAGGTAGTTGATCTCAAAGAGTTGGTTTCCCTCTTTGGCTTCTGTTC